GTGGAAGTGATGTTGCTTTTAAATATAGAATAACAAGAACAATAGGTGGTAGTTCATCTACTTTTTATGAGGCAATGTCACAAGAAACTTATTACTATGATAGTAGTGGTGGACAAAGATTACAATTTCCAAGACACTTTTTACATAGAGATAACGACCACAATACAACAAGTGCTATTACTTACACAGTAGATTTTAGAAACGTACATTCTGGTCAAGGAGTTTACATAAGTAATGACAACGCATACTCTAGATGGCTTATTACAGAAATTAAACCATAATAATTAAGGAGAAAAAAAATGGCAAAAAAATATATAGACGCAATATTGTCAATTAAACCAGACGCACAAGTAGGTTCTGAAGGAACTGACTACGAGGGTATTATTTGGTTTGATGAAACACCTATTGATAAAGCAACTTTAGACGCAAAACTTGCTGAACTTCCAACTGAAGAAGAAGAAAGAGAAGCAAATGCAAATCTTAAAGCTAGTGCTAAAGCAAAGTTAATTGCAGGTGAAGCATTAACTGAAGATGAAGCTAACACGATAGTTTTATAATTAAATGGCTAGAAAGTTAACACCTAAACAGTACGCTGACGCGGCGACAGGAATTAGACTTTCTTCACACGAAAAACTTTGTGCTGAACGCATGAAGGCTTTAAACGAAAATATAAACGAATTAAGAAAAGAAGTAAAATCGTTAAGACAAGATATGTCAAAAGGTAAAGGTGCAATTAGTGTCCTTATATTTATAGGCGGTATACTTGGAGTTATCTTAGGTTATTTTAATTGGGAATAAACATTATGGAGTGTGAGTATGGCAAGATGGTTTGCGTTCGCGTTCACAATGTTAGGCACATGGATTCTAACTAACACAAATACTGAATATTTTTCATTAGGTTGGGGAATATCAGCAATATCAACATTAGCATGGGCATATTTTGCCTACAAAGATAAAGACATTCCTCGAGGATTAATGGAACTATGTTTTGTTATCTTATGCATTAGAGGAGTTATCAATTTTTATTAAATGGCTAAAAAGAAAAATAGTTTGCTTTCAAAAGAAGAACACGAAAGCAGATCTAGATTCAAAAAAACAAGTATTTCGACTAATCCGTCCAGGATTAAATGGTCATCAATGAATAAATCAAAAAGAAGACAACACAAAAAATGAAAATATCTGACAATACATCTGTAGCGATGCCAATGCGTAATTTAATTAGCATTGTCTTTGCAGTAGCCGTAGGCGTTTGGGCTTACTTCGGTGTTATTGAAAGAATAAATAAATTAGAGACAAACAAACATTTAATGTCATCTGATTTAGAAAAAAATACAGAATTTAGAATTAAATGGCCAAGAGGTGAAATGGGTTCACTTCCAGCCGATAGCGAACAATTCATGTTGATCGAGGATCTTTATAAATCAGTAGAAAAATTACAGATACAACAAGAGGCTGGTATGCATAACAAAGTAAACATAGACTTTATACAAAAACAATTAGAAAAAGCTCTGCATGATATTGAAATGTTAAAAGATAAAGCAAGAGATATGCATTATAAAAATGGAAACGGAAATTAAATGATTGAGACAGTTATTGCATTATTAATGATTGTAAACAATGAGATTCAAGAACACAGAATACAAGAATCAATGTCAATGTGTTTAAAAGGAAAAAGAATTGCAGAACGACAATTAAAAAATAACAGTAATGTTAGGTATGAATGTTTAAAATCTGAAGCAGAAATTGAAATATACCTAGACAAAAAACATATTAAAAAACTTATTTTAAAATAGGAGTAAAAAATGACTTATAGCACAATAGGCGCATTATTTAATAACGACATATCAGTATTAAATTTAATAATACTTTGCGTTATTGCCGTTAAAGTTTGGAACACAAAATGCAAATGTAAAGGTGGCAATTGTGGCCAAAAGTAAATTTTGTAAAAAATGTTTTCACCCATGTCATTGTGGAGAAGAAAAAGATCTTCATTCTGACGAATATGGAGTGTGTACTTGTGAGGAATGTAAATGTGGTTAAATATTGCAGCTAAACTAGTACCTGGAATTATTAAAACAGGAATGTCAATTGCTTCTAATAGAAGAAGAACTAAAGAATTAGAATCAGTAGCAGAAATGAAACACGCAGAACGAATGGCTTCTGGTGAAATAGAATATCAAAAAGCAGTTATTGCAAACAATCAACAAGGATGGAAAGACGAATTTGTTTTGATTCTTGTGTCGGCTCCTGTGATGATCTTAATTTGGTCTATATTTAGTGAAGACCCAGAGATTATGTCAAAAGTCGATATGTTTTTTGATAAATTTAATAATATGCCTTTTTGGTATCAAGCACTTTTTATTGGAGTTGTTAGTGCAATTTACGGACTTAAAGGTGCAGATATAATGAAGAAAAAATAATGAAGAAAAAAGAAAAGCAGACAGTATTATGGACCATTTACCATACCGTTTTGGCAGTGGAACTAGCCATAATAATAGTCATAGAACTTTACGAACAAATACAAAGGAGTGGAATATGAGTATATGGGAAAGAGCCTGGATTTGGTGGGATAAAACTCTTACTAAAAGAGGCAAAATGGTTGTAGGATTTTGTGCAGCTATAGTACTTTTAACGATTTGGAATTGGATATTCTAAATGGACGTAAAATATATTGTGGTGCATTGTTCAGCAACACGACCATCACAAGACATTGATGCAAAAACTATCGATGCTTGGCACAAAGAACGTGGGTTTGATAAAATAGGTTATCACTACGTTATAAAAAGAAACGGAAACGTTGAAACAGGTCGTGATGAACAAACTCAAGGCGCACATGCTTTGGGTTATAACCACAATAGTCTTGGTGTTTGCCTTGTTGGTGGAGCTAACCAAGATGACTACAAAAAAGCTGAAAACAATTTCACAGACGATCAATGGAATAGTTTTGGTTACCTAATAGATCAACTAGAAGACAAATATTTGGGAGTTAAAATTATTGGACATAACGAAATAAGTAAAAAAGAATGTCCAGCATTCGACGTACAGGAGTGGAACAATGAGCGAATCAGAAAAGACGAAAAGTAAAGCACAAGAAATAACAACACTATTAATTAATCAAGCACATCAAAAGTTATCAAGTGGAGTAGAATTATCAGCAAGTGATTTAAAGGTTTGTTTAGATATTTCTAAAGCTTATGGCATTGAAGAAAAAGAAAAACCTACAAACATAATTGAAAATTTACCATTTGATGAATTAGAAAAGGACCAAAATGAAGAAGAGAAATTATAAGCAAGAATATCTTACATACGGTTCTACAACTAAAGCAAAAAAAGATAGAGCTTCTAGAAACAAAGTTAGAAGAGCTTTAACTAGAACAGGAAGAGTATCTAAAGGTGACGGTAGAGATATTGATCATCGTGATGGCAACCCAAGAAATAATTCTAGAAGAAATTTAAGAGTTATGTCTAGAAGTAGAAATAGAGCTAAGCACTAATGGACCCAAGATTAAAAGATTTTAAAAATTTTTTGTATCTAACATGGAACCATCTTAATTTACCCGAACCAACACCTATTCAATACGATATCGCAGACTTCTTACAACATGGTCCTAAAAGATTAGTTATAGAAGCCTTTCGTGGTGTAGGTAAATCATGGATTACTTCTGCGTTTGTATGTCATCAATTATTATTAGATCCACAAAAAAATATATTAGTTGTTTCAGCATCTAAAAGTAGATCTGATGATTTTTCGACATTTACACAAAGACTTATAAGTGAAATGGAGATATTAGAACATTTACAACCGAGAAATGATCAAAGACACTCTAAAATTAGTTTCGATGTAGGACCTGCAAGAGCATCTCATGCTCCTTCAGTTAAATCATTAGGTGTTACATCACAATTAACAGGATCACGTGCTGATCTTATTGTAGCTGATGACGTAGAATCAGCAAATAATAGTCAAACACAATTAATGAGAGACAGATTAAGTGAAACTGTAAAAGAATTTGATGCAATTATTAAACCAGAAGTAGGTAGAATTGTATTTCTAGGAACACCACAAACAGAATTTAGTTTATATAATAACTTAGAAGAACGTGGCTTTAAAACACGTATATGGCCAGCTAGACTTCCTAATGATCAACAAAGAATTAGTTACGGAAACAAGTTATCTCCTAAGTTAATAAAGACAAAAGGTAAACCAGGCGATCCTGTAGATTCAAAACGTTTTGATGAGACAGATTTATTAGAACGTGAAGCATCTTATGGTCGTTCAGGCTTTGCATTACAGTTTATGTTGGACACAACTCTATCTGATATGGATAGATACCCACTTAAACTAAATGATCTTATAGTTTTGTCCGGTTCTAGTAGTTGGAAAGAAGCTCCAGTGAAAGTATTATGGGCAAGTGGACAAGATAACATTAAAAGTTTAGATCCCGATATTCCTAACGTAGGCTTAAAAGGAGATTACTATACATCTCCAATGCATGTGAGTGATGAATATAAGGAATTCGAAGGATCTGTGCTTGCCATCGACCCAAGTGGACGTGGTGCTGACAAAACGGCATATACAGTAGTTAAAATGCTACACGGATGCTTATATATTACAGACTTCGGCGCCCTCGATGGTGGGTATGATGAGGTTACACTCAAAAGAATTGTATCTGCAGCTAAAAAACAAAATGTAAATCAAATAGTTGTAGAGAGTAACTTTGGAGATGGTATGTTTCTTCAGATATTGCAACCAGTATTACAAAAGTATTATCCTTGTAGTATAGAAGAAGTAAGACACAATGTTCAAAAAGAGAAAAGAATTATAGATACATTGGAACCAGTCATGAATCAACACAGACTTATTGTTGATGACAAACTAATACGTAATGATTTTAATAATCACGAACAAGATCATAGATTATTCTTTCAGATGTCTAGATTAACACGTGACAAAGGGTCATTGAGACATGATGACTTATTAGATTGTTTAAGTATGGCTGTAAACTATTGGACAACAGTAATGGATGTAGACCAAGATCAAGCTGGAGTCGAACATAGAGAATCAATGTTACAAAAAGATTTAGACAGATTCATGGAGAATGCCACAGGTAGACCTCAACGTCGCGCAAATTGGATAGGTTAGGCCTCACCAGAGCGCGTGTGGTGGTCTTTTATCTAGTCCGGTATATGTTTATATACAGGTAGATTGGTACACGTATCGGTATGCCCCTTGTGTATGTCATGGATAGTAATAACGAGATAGATTAATTGGAGCCTCTATTAGAGAAGGGCTCTTATGGTCTCTCTCCCAATAGGAGCTCTTCGCAACAAAATGAAATATCCAAAAGTAACAAAGCAAGTCTTGAAGGCTGATTATGTACAAATAACATGGTCAGACATCAACAGCGATTCCTCTTGGAAGACACTCAAGGACGCAATGAACAGTAAGGTAACCACTTGTATCAGTACAGGTTGGTTGATTAGACAGGACAAAGATGTACATGTCATAGTGGCTGATGTAAACTTTAATGACGATGGGACACTTGGAGACGTTGGGAACATAACAACAATGCCTAGTTCTAATGTACTAAAGGTTACGAAGGTCCCAAATGTTTAGTCCTGCGTGTGACACGTGTGATCAAAAGGCTGTAATAAAACACAATGATACAAAATATTACTGTGCTGATTGTGAGCTTAAAAGACTCCGAATTCCAGTGAAAAAATCTAAGAGGCCTTATGATATACATAGGCGCGAGGGTCCCCCTCCGCGATTTTATGGCACTGTGTCACCATTATCGTCACGCGTCGATCCAAAAATCAAATGAATCAATAACAATCAACAGATGATTTATCTCTTTTGTTTAATATTGTGACGCACGGTCGCGCGCCGCATTTGTTTTTGCTCTTATGTTTTTGTGTGGGCACTTTGGTTTTTTTGTCGTCGCTCTATTTATATATACACACGTGAACACATGGATCTGTAGTTTATAATGATTATAAAGTGGATGTAACATATAGATCACACTGTGACATATATGATACACTTATAATACTGTGATATAAATGATACACTTATGAATTAATTTCAATACTGTAATTTTTTTTATAAATAACTGTGTACAAATAAAATTCATTATCGTACCAATGGTTCCATAAATAACTTAATGGAAAGGGTTACAAATGACGAAGCAAATAACTAAAACAGCAGACAGTCTTGATGATGGTATCAAGAATATGATTGACGCAATGGTCGAAGACTATGGTGTGTTCAGTACTACTGCACTTAATAACAATATAGAAATGTTCAATGAATACAAGAACAGCTTTAAGATACTTAATGGTCGTAAGTTTATTAAGATCATTAACGACAATAGTGTTAAAGCTTTTATTGTTAAGGAAGACTTTAAACATTTCAAAAGAGGTGATGTATTAAAGGCGGCAAGTTGGAGAGCTCCAGCTTTAAACAAACCTAGAGGCAATGTGCTGACAGGTAATTATGCAATCCAATGGACTGGTCCATTATACTTATAATTAACTACGGAAAGGGATAATTATGGATAACAATACTAATACAAAAGAACTAATAGTACGTAAGGATCGTGTGTTCGGCAACGAGCACATATATCCTGTATGTAATAAAGCACAACTGTTTGCACATATAAGTGGACACAAGACACTATTGCCTGCAGTAATACACAATATCAAAAGATTAGGTTACACAATCATCACGAAAGGAGAGACTATATGATATACTTTTTATTATTCGGATTTGCTATCATCGGCGTGTTTGCATATCTAGGTATTAAAGGAACTAATGAAATCATTGATTATCATAATAATAAATAATATGTACAATGATACACAAATGAATAAGATACACTAATAAATAACTTAATGGAAAGGGGTTATAATATGACGGCTAAAACAAATAAACATTACAACATCACTGATCTTAAAGATTCTATTACTGATTTAGAAAACCAGTATGCAGAACATTATATGCATGATGAAAAAGGTATGGAAATGGCTATACAATCAGCAATCAATTGTTGTAAGAAATTTATCAAAGATAATACAAATACTACTGATAAATTAAATACATATAAGATCACAAGAACTCAAACTATC